AATCGGTGTGGGCAAGGTCACTCGGCCGTCACAGTTACATGTGCGGATTGTGGCGATCCGATAGTTTCGACGACACAAGCGAGTACCTTGTATTAGATGATATGGATTTCGACTTTTTTCATGGGATGCGAAAGGCAATCTGGGGCGCGCAGAGGGAATTTACGCACACGGACAAGTGGCGTAAAGGGGTAGCTTATTGGGGAAAACCATGTATCTGGATTTGCAATCCGGAAAAAAATCCCTTTACCGCTAGAGACTCAAAAGGGAATTTCGTTATGGCAGATAGTGAGCGAGCATGGTATCGAGCACGTTGTGTAGAAGTCAGCATAGACAATAAATTGTATATTCAATAAATATATTATGCATCTTTAAAGTAAACCTTAAACTCGATATTTCCTTGAAGGAGTGTCGACAGGTTCTCATTTGCCCCTGGCGCAGAGACCTCCAGCGACAAGTAAAGTTGCGTCCCCATACGCGACCCAAAATATTCTATTCCTGAAGTCGACGTATCCGTGAGCTCCGGAACGCATTTACGGACCCATGGAAACCACCACTGCTTTCTAACTAAAGCGTTTCGGTTTCCATTATTGTCCATGGTGAATTTAATCTGCCGATGAATTTTCACAGCTTGAGTGTTCCAGTTGTACCACCCAATCACATTAGTTCCATACTGCGGAACTTCCCAGTTGAGCGGGGATGCGACATTGGTTACACCAGAAAGATAGTCGTTCATTTCATAAAGGGTGAGGCGAAATTGTACATCCCACAGGTTCCCAGCAGAAGCCCCAACCTGGAATAGATTGAGGTTGACTTTGACCCCCCTCATCTCTATCTCATTACCACGGAACCCCTCCTGACCGGTCGGAGGCGTTACCGTGTTCGTAATACGGGGAATGCCCGAAAGAATGTTCGCCCTGAATTGGTGCGAGTCCGCGGGGCCGACGTAGCCCGCCAGCCAGCCCGGCCACGCATTGCTGGACGAGAAGTGAAGGGTCTCGATCTCACCCTCGGCAATGCGCTCGATCGCGGCGCGCTCCTTCTTGTTGAAGACGCGGCGTTTCTTGGTCGAGCGGTTGCGCCTGTTGTACGCCATGCCATGAAAGAAGACCTTTATTGTTTACGGCTTAGCTAGCGGCAGAAGAGACATCATGTAAGATTTAAATTTTCAATTTGAGGGATTTGATATGGTTCGAAGCGGACGCGTCAGGCTTGTGTTACCTCGGATCTCGGTTAAAACGCGCTCGGGGTTCCGACTAAATTAGCCGGCCCCGGTCCGCAGTCACTAAGCTATTTATATAAAGAGTGGAGCGAGTGGAGCGGCGAATGGCCTATAGAATCTTAATAGGCCATTGCCGCTCCCATGCCTCGCGAACCCCGTACAAATGGTGCCCGCTTTTTCTTGACGTACTCTCAAGCAACCAACCTCGATATCGACGAACTCGCAGACTTCATCGCCGACATAGCACCTTGCTGGCTGGAAATCGTTCAAGAAAATCACAGAGATAATGGAATCCACTACCACGTCGTCGTCTGTTTCGAGTCACGTCTGCAACGACCCCTCAACATCTTCGACTGCAACGGATACCATCCCAACATCCTCCCAATCAAAAATGCCACCGTCGACCTCAGTAACCGGCGCCATTACATTAGGAAGGGGGCGGAGCGGTCTGAAGAGGACCAACACACAATCAAAAGTCACAAACTCAAAGCGTGTGACTATGTCATTGAACCCGATACTCGAGGAGACGTTCCCGCCTACGTTAGTACGTCAGGACGCCTCGATTTCGGAGGAATTCTTACGACCGCGGAGTCCAAAGAACAGTTCTACGAACTCGTCAGACTCCACCAGCCTAAAGAGTGGGTCCTCAGAAACGACAGCATCACAAAGTACGGGGAGAAGTACTTTACAGCGCCCCGTGCCCCGGAAAAAGTCTATGACACAGCTAGCTTCATCGTTCCTCCCGAGCTGGATGCCTGGTGTGCGGAAGTCTTCAGTGAGGTTAGTTTTATTCCTTCGTTTTTTCCAAGCTCTTGAACCCGCTCACGCGGGTCCGCCTTGTTGATGAGTATCAGTTCACTTATTAATTATTTAGTTTAATTATGTAGCCGAAGCCGGACCGTCCGAAAACCCTACTCCTCGTTGGCCCGACAGAGTGTGGTAAATCGGTGTGGGCAAGGTCACTCGGCCGTCACAGTTACATGTGCGGATTGTGGCGATCCGATA